AAAATCAATATTAGAGTCACCACCAGTAGCTTTTATCGATGGTGGATTACCTGTTGCAGCGTTTGTTACATCAAACTGATTAACTGCTGAACTTGTTGTTTGAAATATAATTTGTTCGTTGCCATTTTCATCGGCTATAAAGTGTGCATCGTCAATTAAAATATTTGCAGAGTTAGTATCTAAATCACCGCCTAATTGTGGAGAAGTATCTTCTACTATATCTGTTATTGCTCCTGATGTAGCAAGTCCAGCTACAACAACTGATCTTGCAACTTTTTTAAGTCCGCCACCAGAAGTATCCACTGCTATAAATACATCATCATTAGCAATTGTAGAAATTGATGATAAATCACCAGCAGCAATTGAATTAAAATTTGTACCATCTGCAACTAATAAATTACCCGCAGTATTTGTACCCATAGTAATGTCATCACCAGATACTGTAAGATCACCAGATACAATTACATTACCACTAAATGTAGCTTTACCGGCATCAGACATATCAAAAGTTAAAGGAGTGATAGTTGAACCACCATCATTACCTTTAATTGAAAAATCCGCATCAGAAACTTTTGTCTCTAATATAACATTGCTTGATGAATTATGAATACGAGCCATTTCAGTGCCATCATCTTCATAAATAATACCACTTCCAGCTGTGCCTGCATCAAGAGTAATACCGCCACCAGATTCTACATTAATAGAATCAACAGCTGTACCATCTGAAACGATATCTAAATCACCATCAGCATTAGATCCAATTGTTAAACCTGTGTCTCTAAAAAGAAGTTTATTTGCACCATTTAAAGTTAACCCTGTGCCATCTGTATGTGTTAAAGTTGTGTCTGAATCTGCACCAAAACTTAATACAGCAGAGTCACTTAATAATTTAAGATCATCACCAATAACAGCATCTGCAGCTACTGAAAGACCACCATCAGTTTGTAGTGAACCATCAGTTGTTGAAGTTGCGGCAGTCGTATCATCTGTTTTTATAATGCCACTCGCTGTTACTGTAGTCGCTGTTAAGGCTTGTGCAGCAATCGTGCTACCTGATTGTGCTGTAAAAGTATTTGCTGTAAATTGAAAATCGTCGGCTCCAGCTATTTTAATATCTATTTGATCATCTGTATCTGCTGTAATGCTTGTGTCGGCATCAGCGTCTAAAATAAATTCATTACCATCTAAATCAAACGCTCCTGTAGATGAAATTCCTGTGTCGATAACATCTGTACCATTACAATATAAAATTTTTGTTCCTTTATCAGTTGCAGCCCAAGTGACACCTGTTTGACCTGAAACTTTTATATTAACGGTATAAGCTCCAGAAGTTTGATTATCTATAATCCATAGTTTTTCGTTAGCAGTAACTGTTACAGTTTGATTTCCTGTAATTGTTCCTGTTAAAGCAATGACCATGTTTCTAGCAGCATCACCTACTGTACCGTCTGTATAAGTTAATGCTGTAGTTTGTACACCACCTGCAATAGATTGTGATACATAGCCACGAAGAGCTTCTTCTAAAATTTGTAAATTGGTATTAGTTTTTGTTCCCCAGTTACCGGCGTTCTCGCCAGTGGTCATTAACTCTGTACCAATATCTGTATAACTTGATGCCATAATTTATCCTATGCGCTTCCTACAAATACCTCTAAATCAACTGCAGCTGTATCTGCTTGAGCTGTAATATCTACTAAATCATTTAATGATACTGTTAATGCTGATCCTCCTGCATGCATCGTATCAATCACGCCACCACTATTATCACCTGGATAAATAAACGAGTGACCAGCGTCTACTTTAATTGCAAACTCTGTACTGTCTTCATCTCTAAAAATTAGTGTACAGTGGTTGCTTGAATCTAAATTTGTAATTCTAATGTATCTAACATCGTCTTCATCAAACTGACCTGCTAGATAACTTTTTGATAAATCTGTTGCAGAAGTTGTAGCAAAACCTAACAACCCAGTTTCTGTTGTTGAAATAGTTACAATTCTTTTTACTATTTCATTAACACTAGAAATATCTAATGATCGCTCACTGTTATAGCTGTTATTGTTTAATGTGATTTCTTCTATTACTTTTACTGTTAGTGTTGCCATATTTTATCCTTACGGTGTCTGTTGAGGAACTGGTATACGAGGTTCTCCATCCGTATAGTCATCTCTTCTTCTTCGACCTATTTGTTCTGCACCAAACTTCTGTACTTCAGTTTGATATTTTTGTTCATAAAGTTGTAACATATCCATTGGACCTTTTAAATAGCTAAATGCTTCTACCAAGCATGCATATAAAAGTCCATTTCCAAAATTAAGACTTAAATAATTTGTTGTATTTGCTGAGCTTAATCCTAGAGGTCTTGCTGCATAGTGTAATTTATACATAAAAGCTGAGCTAGGTGTAGGAACAATAGTAAGTTTTCCTGAAGTCGAAGCTCCAGATCCTGTCGCTCCTCCAGACATTGCATAGTATTTTGGCGTTCCTGTTGTCGTTTCAGCAGCATCATATTCTCTTAAATAGCTAATATCTTTTTTAATCAGCCAGCCATTTGCTCCTGTGGCTGCAGTCGTTGATGTATAAACTTGAACTCCTCTAACAAATAAGGTACCTGCAGGTACATTAATACTATCATTAGAAGCTACTAAATTTCCTATAATTTCTTTTCTATTGGCATCAATCGGTATATCTCTTAAAATTCTAAGTTCTGAATTATCAATAAATTGATCAGTAATCGTACTGGATAATACAGAAGTTCCAACTTCAGTATAGTTTTGTATTGCTGTTGTTAATGTTGAATAAGTAAATCCTGCCATATTATGCTTCTAAAGTTGCCGGACCAGCCGAACAATTATTGCCTCCTCCTGATACTCCTCCACTTGTAGCAGTGTTTGTATTCACAGTAAAGTGGTAGTAATCTTCTGTATTATCTATGTCTCCGCTTGAATCTCTTTTGCCAACGGTAATTGAATACCCTGATGAATCAGCAATATTAGCTCCTGTAATACCATCAAAGCCAACTGGATTTTGATAAGCATCAGAATCCGATGTTGTATAAATGGGACCTCTAAATCTTACAGTGTCGCTTGTATCTCTTCCATGAGATTTTTCAAATACATTTATAATGCCTGATGAAGCTGAAATAGTTTCAAAAGGATTAGGTCCTAACATACCAACAACATCCTTTTCAGTTCTTGCTGGTCTCACATGTTCTAACCCATGTCCTTCTGCACCTGTTCCTCTTGGTTCTAATTGAGGATGTTTTTCTTCATACTCAGATCTATGAACTAACATACCATTCCATTCCTTCATCATTTCTCTGTATGGAAATTCCATACCTGATCGGTCTGATATTGCTTTTGCGTATTTTCCTTTTGCGAATGCCATTATGTTCCTGGGTAATAAGTTTTAGGAAGAATATGAACACTTGTAGAAGAACCATCTTCTGATAGTGCTCTTGCTAATTCATCCTCGTAAAATAATTTTAATTCTTGTGCTCTTTGTGGAGCGTATTTCTGTGCTAAATAAAATGCTAATCCTGATGCCATACAAGGTACAAAACGAAACGGTACATCCGTTGCATCTGTATAAGTTGCATCAACATCTTGTATTCTTTTTACAAAATAAATATGAACATCTTTTGACGCGGCTGTAGAATCAGGCGTCGTGTATAAAGTGACTGTTGTTTTGTCTACAAATCTTTGTACAAAATATCTAGAAGGTGTTCCTTTAGATAATTTATTTGCTAATCCTGAATAAGTTGATCGATCTGTTTTAGTAAGAGCAGAGTCTGCTTCTGATACAGTTCCTCTACCTGTTCGGTAAGTTGCTTCTAATATATCAGCAATTCCATAAGTGGAAGTTCCTGTTGTTCCACCAACTGTTGTTGATGATGTTCCATCGCTTGTCGCTCTGTAGAAAGTGTATTCAGCTTGGCCTTCAACCAAATCAATATTAGTGTCGCCTACTTCCCAGTAGTGCAAACCTCTATTGCCCCATTCTTGAAATAATATATTTAAAGAACGCCTTGCTGTTTTTAATTGATATCCCGAAACAGATTGTAAACCAATTCGTTCGTATGCTTCTTCAATGATTTCATCAACAGCAAATGTCTTATCGAACGTTACTGTTCCGGAAGTAGTATTAGCCATTTGCTACCTCCTAATACGATTTAGTTAACTCTAATACAATCGTATACGCATCATTATTTGTATGATGTAAAGTTGTTAAAGCCACGTCTCCGCTTACACCAGTAGCTTCTGTATTTTTTAAACCACCAAAAGATCTATAATCAAAATGTCCATTGGTAGGTTCTAAAGCTACACCGCCACCTAAAATTAATGCTTTGACATTAGTGTCAGCAGCCCATTCTAGATCAATTCTCATGCCTGAAATTGCGTACCATACTTGTGTAATATGCACTCTTGAGCATGCTGCGCCTGTATGAGAATTTGAGTTTAAAGCTGAAACATCAACTTTTACTACCGATGCTTCACCATTACCATCAGAGATGTTTGTAAATTTCATTACAGCGGTTCTATCACCGTCTACTAATGTTTGACTTGTTACTGCGTCTGCCATGTTTTCCTCCTGTTAGAGAGAGGGAGCCGAAGCTCCCGCTCTAATTTAAGTTTATTTATTAGCCGTTATTGTAATCAAAAGCTGCGCCAGTGATTTTAATAACTATTTTACCTGCTGTGTAAGCTGCTTCAGTAGCATCTCCAGTAGTCAAGTAAAGATATTTTTTACTTAATGCTGCAAGTGTTGCTCCACCGTCAGCAGAAACATACATACCTAAAGTTAAGTCACCATTATTAAGTAATACTGTTCCACTAGATACTGCTGCGTTTTCTGCATCAGTAGCTGTAGCACCACATACTAAATTAATATCTGGGTCTCCACCTGTTGGTACTTCTAAACATGCAAATTCTATTTCAAATGGAATACCATTAACTCCAGTTGTTAGTTCTGCGATGTAAGCATTAGCTGCTCCACCATCAGTACCAATAATATCATTTGCAGCACCACCAGAAGCTAATCCACCATGTAGATCGATTAGAATAGTAGTGTAGATAAGACCACCAACTTTATTCACAAATGTACTAATTGCATCATCAGCAATTCCTGTGCCATGATCATTAGGTGTAACTTTAAAAATAGTTGCTGCTGTACCTAAACTTGCATTGTTAGTACCTGTTGAAGTACCTGCTGCTACAATGTTGTTTCCAGTGCTTGCAACTTTTTCTATTTCCATACCACCCGCTGCTTTTATAACAGCATAGTCTACAAATGCTCCTGTAGTAGTGTTCTTAGTTGTTGCTTTTATATCGCCATCAGAACGTACCGTTCCGTTAAACGTTGTTGTTGCCATAATTATAATCCTCCTAGTTTATGTGAATACTGTCTCTAGGCCGTCGACTATACTGCGTCAGTATTCTAAAATAATTGTATAGTAATTTTTTATAGCGTTTTTTTAACTAGAGTGCAAGAGATTATGTGAGCCGGAGACGTTTTCCGATATGTAGCTTGTTAGATTAAGTAGCTACTGAAACTTGTGCCTGTGAGTCTTCAATCTTATTTACTCTGTGAGCAATCTTAGCTTCTTCTAACTTGATCTCAGTGATGATTTCTCTAATTTTATCATCAATTTTAACCATGTTAAGAGTATATTTACCTGATTCGTTATACTCTTGCTCCCAACTTAACTCCAAGGACTTCTTCTGTTTGTATAGGTCTTGTGTCATATACAACCTCCTCATAGGTTATCCATTTACCTTTTTTATTGGTAAATCCATCAGACTCGAACAATACCTCATTTTTTCCCAGCTTGTCAAGGATAGATTGTTCAATACTTTCAGCATTATCTTCAGCCATTACAGTAAAATTTGCATAGTGCCCATGATAACGGATTTGTATTCGAAAGTTTTTCATAGTGTATTTCTTACTTTATGTTTCAAATGAGGCCGTTTTAAGGCGGCCTCATTCATTTACTTATTTACTTATTACGCACCTGGTGATCCGAAGATACCTCTCCAGTCAGACCAGCCGAAGCTGTATCTTTCTCGAGCTTTGTATCTCACGTTACCAGTTTCAAAATCGCCTTCCATAGCAGTTTTGATTGGTGCTCTTGTGAAGTGTTTAAGTCCATTTGGTACATCTGTTTTGATAAAGAATGCATCAGTGTCAGTTAAGTAGTGGTTTACCACATATCCTTGTGGTACCATTCCCATAGACGCTACTGCGTTGATATCATTGTCAGCTGTTCCAGTTCTACCTACAGATTTCATCAATCTTTCAGCAGTAAATTGCAAAGCAGAAGGAATAATTAATTTCATTCCTTTAGCTGCAATTTTCAGACCACGCTCATCAGTTAGTGCAGCAATGTCAATCATTGATTGCTCTAAAGATGTTTCGTTAAGGTCTGCAGCAGTTGATAGTTCGTTTTG